AGAAGTTAAAACGTATTTTGAGTATGGAATATCTGAAAATGTAGCTGAATACCATTTGCTTTTTTGCGTTGCTGAAATTACAGCGGATTTAGAAAAGTCTCTTTTGTGGTTTGAGCATCTTGACGATGTGAGACAATGCGTCTTAATCAATATGGCGTATCAAATGGGAGTTGTTGGCGTTTTGAAATTTAAAAAAATGCTGTTAGCAATTAAAGACAAAAACTATGCACTTGCATCGCATGAAATGCTAGATAGCAATTGGGCAATACAAACACCTAACCGCGCAAAAGAGATGGCGGCACAAATGGAATGCGGGGAGTTCAATGGAAATTGATAAATTAAACGAACGCCGCATAAAATCGGAGTGTAGCAAATTGGACACTTTTCAAAACATCAATTCCGCGCTGGATAGAATAGAGGAAAAAGTTGACGGTTTAAGTAGTGAAATGCGCGTCATGATTAAGCTAGAGCAACAACAAATAACGCATTCAAAAGACATTGAGCGTTTATCAAAAACAGTAGACGATTTGCGCGACCAAAACCGCATTTTGTCTGACAGAATGTTGGAACTTCGCAGCAATTTTGAATCACAAAGCAAATCAATCGGCACATTTGAGCGCATTATCTGGGCGGGTGCGACGGTTATCGGCGTTATTGGCGGAAAATACTTTTTCAACATTGGATAAAATCACAGCCGCCGTTATTGGCGGCTTTTCTTTGTCTGTGGTATAATGATGTTAGTCCGTAGTGGGATAAATAAGAATTTAAACAAAACCGTTTTTCATAAGTTCGTGGCTCAATTCTTAGCCTCCACTACCGAACCTTGAAAGCGGTTTTTTTTATTGAGTAAAATTTATGACTGAATTATTTGAAGTACAAAAACACAAAATCGGAAACGAAACCGTTAATGCTGTTAATGCGCGTGAATTGTGGAGTAAATTAGAAAGCAAACAAGAGTTTGCAGCGTGGATTAAAAATAGAATTTCAGATTATGGATTCACGCAAGCTATTGATTTTACCGTAATTGATAATTTTATCGGTGACGAAACAGCCTTTGGTGGAAAAAGAAAACAGCGCGATTACATTATTTCAATCGACATGGCAAAAGAGTTGTCAATGGTTGAACGTAATGACGCGGGCAAAATTGCACGCCGTTATTTCATTGATTGCGAAAAACAATTGCAACGTGTAACTGGTCACCTTGATTACATTCGAAAATTGATGTTACTCGATGCACCGATGACGTGGGAAAAGATTTTTCAAGATTCATTTTTCATTGCGATTATGCGCTTGCATGGTCACACGTTTAACGGCAATAAATCCACGCCGTCATATTGCGGTCGTATCATTCGCGCGTGGGTTTATGACATTGTTTTGCCGCAAGAGCTTTTGTTTGAGATTGACAAAAATCAAGGTGATGAGAAAAAACATCAATGGTTTAATAATGGCGGTCGCTCAAAACTTTTGAACCAAATTAACAACGTCGAAATGATTGCTAAAATGTCACAATCACGCGCCGATTTTGAATCTAATTGCGCTCGCGCCTTTTTATCAGCACCTTTGCAGTTGAATGTTTAAATTGTTGATATTACTAACGAAAGTCAAATCACTTTTGTAAAAGAAAAGCCCCATTTCTGGGGCTTTTTTCATTTAACCTCTTTTTTGCATTCGCGTATCAGTTCTCAAACCATCAATCACGTCAGTTTGATTTTTACTTGCTTCGCGCATTTCTTTGAATCCAGCTTGCAACACGTTAATTACAGCTTCTAATCGACGGTTTTGAGCTTTCAATTCTTCAATGGTTTGTGCCGTATCGTTGCTTGAATCATTTGAAGCATGAACGCCTAATTTACCGCCAACATTTGCAAGCGGTAAAATTCCTTCGCTACCCGATTCGCCCATGATGCCCATATTGAATGCAGTCGGTGTCGAAACGATACCGTTAGTGAACGCGCCACCATCCGCAAATAAACCGATTGAATGATTATAGTTTTTGGCATAAGCATAAGCCGTGCGTAACAAGCCCTTTTCCAATGGCGAATAGAACTCATAGCCTTTCAAATCGTCAGGTTTTTCCCCCCAAGATTTCAAGCCGCTACTATCAATACCAAAATCTTTTAATACTGCCATTGGGCTATTTTGAGCGATTGCGTATAAAAAAGATTCAGAATAACTGTCATCATACGGATGAATCACAGCCGCTTTAGCCGCTGCTTTTTCAGATTCAATCGATAGTGACTTTTTAATCAATTCGATTTCGTTGTTAGAGTAACCTTTTGCACTTGTTATGCCTAAACTATCAAAACTAGCATCATTTGCAGCAATGCCGTAATTCGACAACACACCCGCCGCCGTATCGCTTGCAATTACTTTGTTAATGTCAGCTTTTAAGATGCTGCCATATTTTTCAGATACGCCGTATTTAGCCGCTTGTTTTTCTGCTACAGGTTCTACAACTGGCGCAACAGGCGTTGTAGTTGTAGTAGGTGTGCTGATTGATGCAACGGCTTTAGATATGCTGTTCAGCAAATCATCAAATACAGTTTTTAGATTTGCAATTGTATCTGCGACAGTAATTTCTTTAACCGTTTTGGTTGCCTTTTCTAAGTCCGCATTAAAATCAATGGTTGCAAGATACAAAGCAGAATAACCACCGTCTAAATAAAGCGTTCCAATAGTTGTTTTGGCATCCGCCAAGTCTTGGATTAAGCCATCGCTTGCGCCTTTCATTTCAGTATAAGGCGTGGTTAATTTAAGGCTTTCGATTGTGTCTTGAGCTAAAACAAAATCAGCTACTAAACCTTGTTGAACTGTGCTTAACGCCAAATAATTGGCATTAAGCTTAATAGTGTCAATTGTTTGACCTGACTTAATTAAATCATCCACAACACTTGTTTTCGATGTTTGCAAATCAATGAAATCTTGATTGAGCTTGATTGAATTTAAAACAGCAGTTGCGCCCGATATGTCATCCACTACACCTTTGTTTTCTTTGCTCAACGCTTTGAAAGCAGGTGTCAACATAATTTCTTGAACTTGCAAAACCATTTCGTTCAAAACTTTTGCATCAATTTTGAATCCGCTGATTTTAGTCATATCAAGGTAATTGATTAAGCTACCAAAACCGCTACGGATTGCCGCCACAACTTTTGTATCACCTGTGCCGCTAGTGATTGCTCTAACACCAAGTGAACCACCGACATTAACCAATGGCATGATAGCCTCAGCACCCGCTTCGCCCATCAATCCCATATCAAAAGCAGTTGGACGCGATACCACGCCACCATCAAACGCGCCACCTGTTGCGAACATTTTATAACTGTCTTTGTTAGATGCTATGTTTGAAAAAGGCGCGGCAAAATAATCTTTGCCACCATGATACCCAACGCCTGAAATAAGATAGCCCTTACTAGATAAGGCACCATCATTTTTATTCGATATTTGCTCGCTTGTTATTTCACCGAATATAGTTTTAAGCGTGCTAATGTCTTTAGAGTCAAGTGAACTAAATGGTATAAATTTACCTTCCCCATGTCTTTCAGCAAAAGTTTTATTTTTGATGGTTTTTTCTTTGCTTGCAGTAATTGATGACGAAGTTAAATCAGTAGCAATCATTTCTGGTATTGCATTTGGCGTAAATACACCACTAACTTTTTCACCTGTTGAAACAGCCGCCGCTTTTCCGTCTCTAGCAATCGAATCATTCAATGCCGTAATTTGCTCTAACGTTGCAAGCGTGCTACTTGAAAACGCCAAATCAATAACACGATTACCGCTTGTAATGCCATTCAAATTATCAGTAATGGTTTGAATGGTTGTACCGATTGTTAATGTTCCGTCGCTTGCTGTAATGCTAACGGTTTTGTCGGGAATTGCACTAATTGATACCGTTGCACCGCTTACAACATTTGCTAAATCAGCACTTGTTACCGCCGTAATCGTAACGGTTTTTCCTGTGAATTTATCAACTTTGCTATTTGCGTCTGTAACAGATTGGTCAAAATTATCCGATTCTGAAATAAACAACAATTTAGTAAATGGCGTGTCTTTATAAACATTCAACGCATTGGTTTTATCATCCACTAATAGCGTAATATCCTCATTTACTTTTGACGTATCAACACCTAACGTTAAATCGCTTAGTGTAATGCCTTTGATGTAATCGGCAGGGCTAACAGTCGGGTCAGCAATAGCGGTTTTAATGCTAATGTACTGTTCACTAAATGCCACGTTTTGAAGCGCAATAAACTCTTTTCTTTCTTTGTTGTTTAAGCCTTTAACACCAGCAGAAACATTAAACAACTTGCTGCTGCCCCATTCGCCTAAATTCTCAACAATTGCCTGCTTTTCAGTTTCATGAACGTCTAATTTAAGGCTGGCAATAATTTCATTAGCAGGCGATTCAAAAAACGTTTTCATATCCGCTAAAACGCTAGCCGTGTTAGGCGGTACTAGCAACACGTCAACATCTACAGAAAGCGCGTTGACTTTTTCAGTATATGCCGCGCTTAAATCAAGCCCTTCAATAGTTACAGATAGCCCTTTTATTTTTGCCATGTCTGCGTTAACAGAATCTTTAAGTTTTTGATTTTCTGGGTCAATAGCAAGTAAATCAATGTTTGCCTGCAATCCTTTTAACAATCTAAGGCTTGAGTTTAATGAGTTTAATTGGTCGATAGTCAAATCTGGATTAACTAACAGCTCTTTTATTGTAGCGGTTAATCCATTTATTCCAGCAACAGCCGTTTTCGCACTTGTTTTTCCATATTCGCTAACAGTCATCGAATTAACGATTGTCGCAACATTTACGCTATAGCTGCCATACAATGTATTAAGCGATTCAATTGCCGTTGCTTTAGTTAGTGGCGCGGATTTACTGTCGGTCAAAACAGCACCAACTTTCAATGAAACATCCTTGAACGAGTCTAACGATGTTTGAAGAATCTGCTTATCGGTTGTGGTTAGGTTTTTTGGATTGACATTAACTAACGCCGTAATACCGTTAGTTAGATTTTTCGTGCTATCAGCAAAACCATTCGCTTTTGTTGGTGAAACATTTACCAATAAACCCGTGATTGCCTTTGTATCTTTCGCAATGGATTCTTTTAGCACTGCATTATTCGGGTCAATCGATAACAATTGCACATTTGCTTTAAGCCCTGTTAATAATGCCAGTCCCTCGTTAAGGCTATCTTTTTGCGTTTGTGTCAAATCTTTGTCAAGCAATGTTTTTTCGACAGTAAGAATCAAGCCGTCAATTTCAGATACACTTGTTTTAGTTGCATCTTTCACACCTGTTGCAAAAGATAACCCACCAATTGTTAATGACAAACTGCCCAAATTATTGACGATGCCATCAACAACGGTTTTCTTATCGGCAATGTCACTGTTAATAGCTAAATCAATTTGAGCAATCATTCCTTTGTCACTGGTAATGCTGCCAACTAATGACTTAATGAATGATTCATCCGCGCCTTTAATCGTCATGCTTTCAAGCTGCAACCCAATTTTAGCTAACGCATCAAGTTTGATTTCATTCGCTAGCGTAGGATTAGCATCATAAACTGCTTTCGATGTTGCAATGGCAGTCGTAAGTGCATCGAGTGACGATGGGAACTTATGCACGCCTTCTTTAATATCTTTCAATACACCAAGTTGTAAATCCTCGATATTTAGCGTTTCATAACCACTTACTTTGTTGACAACTTCTTCAATTGCTGCCGCTGCATTATTTGCGCCGTAAGCTTTTTCAAGATTGCTGATATAGCTATCGGCGTAATACGTTAATTTACTCAACGCATCGCGTTTTGATTCAGCATCTTTTGACGTATCTATTTTAATTAGCAGTTTTTCGTAATCCGACTTTGTGGATGCTAACTGCATTTCAGTTGAACCGACTTTTGTAGCTTTAAGATTTCTAACCCAATCGTGAATGGATTTAGCAAAGTCTGTGAAATAACCGTTCGCCTCTTTCAGTGCATTTGTAGCTTTCTTTGCATCCTCGAGTGACCACACGAATCTTTGTATCACTTCGGCGGTATATTTTCCTTCAACACCCGCTTTTTTCATTGCGTCTGTAATTTCTTTAAACGGCGCATTGTATTTTGGGTCAAGCAAATCATCCGTCATGCCTTTGTATTCCGTTTTTAGGAATTCAGCACGTTCTCTTTCAGTTGCAAATTGTTCACTTCGCGTTAATTTAATGAACTGATTTTGCAATGCTAAAACTTTATTCGCTGTTTTTTCTGCTTCGGTTAGTGAATCAAGCTCACCTGTTAATTTAGCGGTTTCTTCTGCAAGGTTTTTAGTAGTGGTTTGAGCCACCGCTAAATCAACGGTACTTTGTTCTAGCGTGATAGAAGCTACACCAGGCTGAGTTGCTAATGCGCTTGCCCTAATGGTTTCTTTTTCGTCAAAATAACGAACCGCCTCAGCAAAAAATTTATTGTTGCCTGAATTATCTCTAATTACTTTTTCAAATGTGCTACCTATATCAGACCAAGACAATGAATACGGGTCTTTGCTTTTCCATACCCTAGATTTCCAACCAGCATCCGCTCCAGTATTTAACAATCCTTTTTCGCCATCAGAAGGCGTGGGATTGTTATAATCTTGAACTGCTACGTTTAGCGTTTTAACCGCTGTTTCTGCAATAGTGGCTGCATCCGTTGCCACTGCCAAATCAGCCATCTTAGTGTTAGTTAAGGTTTTTAACGCATCGGTATCGTAAGGATTGAAATTAGCATTACCAGATATGCTTGTAATGTACTCGCTTGTTTTGTTGATTGCAGTTTGCGAACGTTGACCTTTCGTAGTTGTGAAATTGTACAATTCATTCATAGCCGCCATAAAGTTTTTCAATCCGTCATCCGCTTTAGCACTTGACGCATACAAACTGACTAACGTATCTGAAAACGTTACCATACCTAAATTCGCTTCACCTAACGGCGCATTCATTTTGGAAAAGATACCGCGAACCGCTGCAACCTGTGTAGTTAAACGAACGGCGGTCTCCATCATGCCTTCACCTAATCTTTGATATTCACCAAAAACAGTACCGAAAACATTAGTGGCAATTCTGTCAGTCCATGCGTTAATTTGGTCTGTTAGCACTTTTCCAACATCATCAACCTGCTTACCATTTTTGAAAAAGTCAATTTTAAGGAATGGCGCGGCATTACCGCTTAATTTATATTGCAAGGTATTGAATAATTTAAAATAATCAATGATTCCATAAATACCTTTTGTTAGATTTAACTTAATTGCGCTTAAATCATCCAGTAAATCCTGACTTACCGTGCCGATAGTCTCTACAACTTTGCTAGAGCTGCCAAACAGACTTTTTTTAGTAACTAAAAACTTAGAGAATGATGTTGCATTAACCGCGCCTGCAATAGCATCAAGCGTTATTTTCCCCGCTTCAATAACTATTCCTTCGCCAATTTGAGAAACGGTTGTTTTGCTTTTAAATAACCCTAAAATACCACCCAACCATCCAACACTATTTATAAATCCACCATTGCTAGGTTGGCTTATCTGTGGCGCATTACCAATGGCATTCATATTTGAATAGTTAGCAGTTGATTTTGCAATGTCACGCTGTAATTCATACATTGAACGGTCAACACCTCTAAAACCATCCGCCATTGCTTTCAATTCGGGATATTCTTCAGCATGAATATCATTTAACGTTTTAATGATGTTTTCAACGCTATTAGATGTTGCAGTTGGATTGCCCAAAACAGTACCTTCAGCAATTGTAGCGGGTGTCGTATTATCTACGGTTTTACTACCGCCTCCAGTCATTGCAACGCCCAAACCTGCCATAACAGCCGCCATAGCCGCGACACCTGCGAAACCTGCAAAACCACCCTGCCCAAACATTGCCGCCGCACCTGCCGCCAAATCAACAACCATCTTTTTAGCCGACATTGCCATCGACACAACCGCCATTCCCATTTCAATGCCGTGGAATGCACGCGCTGCAACAGATTTTTGATTAAACATTTTGGCGGTCGCACCCGCAATAGACATTGCGCCGTTTATTTCTGTAGCAAAAGAACGCTTGTCGTATTTTTCCTTTTCGTCTGCGAATTGCTTAGTTGCGGTTGCTTTTTGTTCTTCGGTTGCACCGACTGATTTAATGACGGCATCGTATTTCGTTTGTGCATCAATCTGTGTGGCGTTAAGTTTCGCCATATCATCGCTAAATGATGTTGCGGCACTGGCAACGGCACTGATACCACCCAAAATACCATCGAATGCCATCTTGCCACTGTTACCAAATGTGTCAAATGATGCACTCGCTTTGTCCATTTCATCTTTGAACTTTTCCATTTCTTGCGTAGCTTTGATTGCGCTTTTCGCTCCAATCACTTCGCCTACTTTTGACGTTGGAATGTTTTTATCAGTAACTCGGTTCATTAAACCCGCATTGGCTTCTGCAACATTCAATCCGTGCTGTTGTCTTGAAATCAAGCCGCCTTTTAAATTAGCCGTTGATTCGTCAATGGTATCGTTATAGTCACTGACATGACCTAACATCTTTTCACGCGCCTTCGCTTGTAATTCAAGGGCTTTAGCGTTCGCCACAACGTAATCGGTATTTTTCAATAACGTTTCGTTTGCATTTTCGATACCTTGGGAATAGGTAGCCTGTGAAATGCCGCCACGTTTAAATGACTCAACCAATTCATCAATCGTAGCGTTATATTTTCCGAATGCCGTGCTTTCTGTTAGTTGTTTATCATTTCTCGCAACAGCATCCGATAAACGTTGTTGTTCATCCGCCGCGTGCTTAGATGCTTGCGCTGATTTTTGGTAGGGTCTTTCTAAATCAGCAACAGTAACGCCTAAAACATCCATTCCAGCAACAACACGCTTAATTAACTCTTGCCCTTCATCAGAAACAAAATTAACATCAAAGCCTTTGTGTTTAGCAATCAACGCATTTATTTTTCCACTGCCATCGTGCCACCGCGCTATAGCCTCTGCGATATTGTTGTTTGACTCTTTCATTTTTTGCGCTAAATAACCCGCGCCTTTGTCGATTGCCACGCCTTCGTCTTTTAATATGGATTCGATTGAAGTCCCCATATCTTTCGCGGCACCTTTTGTCATTTGAAAAATACCCGTCGCGCTGGTAGTTTTGCTTTTAGCTGAATTATCAAATCCACTTTCAGCCGCTGCAAGCGACATAAACAGTTTCTTTGAAATGTTATATTTTTCCTGTGCATCATTGAAATAGGCTTTTTGGGATTCTTTTTGCAATCCCATTTGCTGCTTCATAAACTTTTCAGCATTTTTTGAAATATCAATCTGTGTTTGTATTTCCTGTGCTTTTTTTGTGTCTAAATTCGCTTTTTCTAAAGCCGCCGTATCATCAATGCCTTTTTTCTTTGCTGCTAATAATGCGTCAATCTTTGCCAATTCTGCTTTTTCATCATAAACGCCAAGCAAACCGCTAACAAATCCGCCAGTTGCGCCTTGGTTTCTATGCGCTGCGATTTTGTATTTAATTTCTGCAATCTGTGCATCAATAGAATTTCCCATTAACTTGGTGAAATGTTCCAATGTCGCAGTCAATAAACCAAGCATATTTTTAATCATGCCTTCGCTTTTATCGCCCATTAACACATCGACAAAACCACTCCACGCACTGCCTAATGCTTCAATCTGACCGCGCATTGTTTCCATAGCTTTCGCGCTTGAACCACTCGACATTTCAAATAACAAGTTGATTGCCTTTTCCATAATCTTGTTATTTAGTTCGCCTGCCTCCATCATCTTAATGATAGCACCCGCGCTTTTACCCGTTACTTGCGTCAACAATCCATACAACGGAATGCCGCGCTCAATCATTGCGTTAGCGTCTTGGGCGTGTAATGCACCTTTCATAGTGGCTTGACCGTATTGACGAATAACACCCGTCAACATATCAGCCGTGCCGCCAAATTTAGACGCAACGTCAATCCACCCGCGCATTGTTTTTTCCGATGGGTCGATTCCACTATTTTTTAATAGCAAAAACGCCTTTGTGATTTCATCAATGGATTGCGGTGTTTCTTTGGCTATTTTTAGAATCAATTGAAACGCATTATTAGCCGCTGCCAGTGATGGCATTGTCATTGCTAAACGCGCCCGTAATGCCTCCATTTCAATGTTAATTTGCAGAATGTTTTTAGCCACCATCGCTAAACCTGCTACGCCTGTTACCACGCCAAATGCACTCAAAACAGACTTGAACTGATTCATTGAGTTAGCGGCTTGATTTGTACGCTGTGTAGTAGTGGCTAATTCTGTATTTAAGCGATTAGCTGAATGCGTGGCGTTGTTTAATTCTGAAACCCAACGCGCCGATGACTGTTGTGCCGCTGACATTGCCGTTGTAATGTTTCGCGTCGATTGTGTTGCAGCATTCGTTGACGATGTTAATTGCGTCATTGCTTGCACTGTTTCGCGTGCCGCCCGACTTGTTAGCAATATACCGTTTGATGTAGTGCTTGTTGCACCTGCTAACGCGCTAATAGTATTTGTAGTTGTTTGTGTGGCTTGCTGTAACGCGCTTAAATTGTTACGCGCTGTCACGGCACTGGATGAATCAACTTGTATTTCAATTCTGTGTGAATCAGTCATGATTTAAACCTCAGTTAATAGCAAAATTGCTGGGTCTATTGTATCGCTTTTCTTACCTAATTCCTGCATTGATATAAACGCCGATGACATTTCACGCAACAATCTAACATCGTCGTGACTTGGTTCATTACCTGTCAATTCTGCCCATGCTGCAATTTCACTATAGGGCATGACACTAGCCCCCATTCCATTACTGATATAAAAACCAATTTCATAAATCCATTCAATCAGATAGTAGCTTTCAACGTCAATTTCAGGCATTGCCATAACACTATCGGCGTATTCCTGTGTGAAAATACAGCCGTCAGAATCGCCTACCGCATTAACAGAAAAAGCCGTGCGAATTTCTTCGCTACGGCTTTTCTTTTCTGCATTCTTATCATCCGATTCAACAGGCGCGTTTAACCACGCGAGTTTTTTGGCATACGCAATAAGACTTAGGCGGTTTTTTTTACGAAATTCGCACGGTCTGTCATTGCCTTGTCGATTTGTTCAACAATGTGTGGTTCGTCACGCAAGATTGATTCTAACGATTCTTCACTAAATTCAATTTCAAACGGTTTGCCTTTTTCGTCAATATCCGTAACGTCAGTCCATCCAACGACAACCGCTTTTGTGATAAACAAATTGCGATTATCTTGTTTTGCGATACTGTCAACTTCTTTGCCGTCTGCGATTGCTTTCAAAGTTTTTTGAACTTCAAAAACGGCTTTTTTAAACACACTCGAATCACGTCCATGTACTTCGATTTTAGCTTGTTTGCCGTTAATATCTGAAACGATTTGATTGCCTTCGTGGTCAAACAACGGAATGATGATTGTGTTTTCTTTGTTTTTTGTAACGTTTAAGGTTCTAATGCCCATGTGGTTTTTCCTTTTATCTGATTTGTGGTGTTAAGTTTTATTAAAAACCGCCTGCACCACCACATGAAGCACAGGCGTAAAACGTGAGTTTTAAGATGGGTTGTATTCGTACAAGCCGTTTTGAATACTAATTTTTGATTTAACGCTAACGTAATTGTCAATTGCACCGCGTGTTTTCTTCAATTCTGTCACCATACCAACGAAATAAACCATTTCGCCATTTGTGATAGTGCCGTCATTACTTGAACCATGAATGATTCTAAATACACGGTTGGCGTTTGCGCTTTCGTCATTGAAAGCTGTAGTCATAGCTAATTGACCTGGGTCGCCTGGTGTGTTTAAGAAATCAATCGTAAAGTCACCTTCGTCGCTTGAACCTTTGGCTTTCATCGTACCGCTTTCATTCAACAACTTAGCACTGATACCAGCATAGGTTTTGCCTGTATCGCCAGCCGCTGTAATCTTGCCGATTTTGTCGCCAGGAGTACCAGTGAAATCAATTGCCGACATCGTTGTTACCGTGCCTTTTGTAGCATCGTTTTTAGTGAACGTAAGCACTGGAACAAATGACACTGCACCACCAGACCCAACTTCCGATAATGTGAAAGTTGCAGTAATTGCGCTAGTGGTCGCACTTGTTGACCTAAACGTACCCTTTTGAAGTGTTGAACCAGAACCGTATGTAAATGTTCCCTCAAAGTACCCGTCAACCAACATTGCTGATGTTACCGTTCCAATAGTTGTTGGAATACTAGCAGTTAGCGTACTACCACCGAAAAAAGCCGTATAAGCGGTAAGTAAGGCATCTTGCTTTAATGCAGTCGTTGACAATGCTAGAGCGGATGCAATTGCAGCAGTTAATGTTGCGGTCGCCGCAGAATCATTAAAAATTTCAATGGTTGTGTTTTGAGAGCTGAAAGGCGTTGTTAATGCTGTCATTATTTAATCCTTATAAATTAAGTAGGGTACTTTGCGACTGCAAAGTAAATTGTAACAGGTAGTTCGTACCTATCGCCGTTAATTATAGCAGGTGCAGTAACGGGTGTCTTAGTTATCCTAACCTTTATCGCACCCGAAACCAATACCAATCCATAATAAAAGATTTCTTCAATCAAATCCGCGCGAGTATAAGCGTTTTTAGATGCCGTTCCAATTGGGTAGGATAAAGTAACTTGTAAGAATCCTACGGTTTCGAACATCTTATCATTGATACACGGATTTTTAATATCCGACACCAATAAATTTACACGTTGATACGGCACGCCATTAGCTGGTGTAAACGGCACGTTTTCCCATGCCGTGGAAATAGCAGGCGTTATAGTGTTGAGTTTGTTTTCTAATAGCGTTCGCATAATAACTAAACTCATGACATTAACCCGCTAAAGCGTTGCACCGATACGCGAACCATGCCCGATGGGGCTTGTTTTGAGTAACCATATTCAAGCCGTTCGATGTAGGGTAGATTATTAGATAGAAAAACTTTGTGTCCAGCGCGTGGCGGTATTGTCGTTAATAGCATATCCATTGTTTCACCATTAGCAGAACCATAAGGCGAATTATCGTCACGGGTAACAACATTCGTTGCACCACTATTGATGGTGCATTGCCAATTGCCCTTAGCCCTACCAGTATCGACAGGTGTCATCTTGATGATGCTCGAAAATAAGCCAATTGTTACCGCTCGAATCTGTGCATCAATCTGTGAATTAACGCGCAAAACAATGTTTTCAATACTCATTTTCTAACCTGCAATTCATAAATAGCAGACATTTCACCACTCCAAATATGCTTAATCGCCAATACAGAATAAACCAATGAATCAATCGTAACCGTATCGCCAATTGCTGGTTCGGTTATTTGTAGTGCTGCAATCTTGATTTTCAAGTCACCTGCTTGGACAACACCGTTCGTTAATTCAAATCCATTGTAATCTTTGATTAAAGCGGATGTGCTTTCACTAGTAACAATATCGGCTACCATTTCACCCGTAGCGGGATTATATTCACCTTTGACAATATGCGTAATGGTTATCTGCTTGCCAAATTGGTCAATCAATCTATTTGCCGTGGCACGCGCTCTTATATCAAGTGTCATGACCGTACAGCCTTAACTTCAAAGCCATTTGTGGATTGTAACAATGTAGCCAACATAGCGTCGATTTGAGAATATCTTGTTTGAGTAGGTGAATTTTTATCATACTCCACTTCAATAACATCTACTTTCTCCCGTATTACAGTTTGACCGACATCAACCATTAACGCGCCATCGTTAGCTTTTAGTGCTAATTCAGCACACGCATTTTTAACCTGTTTTGGCACAATATCATCCGCTAATAAATACGGATAAGCACCAACAGCACCATAAACAAAAGGCTCTAAATAACAAAATGAACGGGGAAAATCTAGCGATTGTGTAGCGGTTTTACGGTATCCGCGCCACAACGTGCAATAACGCGCAATCATATAGTCAGTTGCTTTACGCAATAATTGCTCTTTTACAGAATTGTCTAAATCCGCCCATGACGTATTACCTCGATTAGCGTGATAAATGTTAGCATCCGCAACAGAAATATAGCTTTCGCTATCTGTTTTCGCTGTGCCATCTTCGATTATTAAGCTCATGCTAATTGCCCTGATTCCATGTAAATATAACAAACATCAAAAGACACTGCTAAAGCCGTGGCATTGTTTGTACGCCATAATCTAGGAATTAAGTCAGTTGTCGGTATTTGAGTTCCAGCGGTTCCAGTAATCGTTCCACTAACAGAAACACCAGTATTTTTATTGGTCAATTTGTAAGAAAAAGAATCAGTAACATTCTTTTTGTTGAAAATCTCAAAATCCCACAATATGGTTTTATTGGTTGGTGAGCCAATAGCAGAACCTAAAGGAATTGGTGTTTGAGCGGATGTGCCACCGTAGACAATATAAAACTGTGTATCGTCAGTTGATAATTGCGCTAACCCTATGCTTCCTGTAAGAGACTCAGGAGCGACATTAGAAGGTGGTGCGACTGTGCCGCCGACACCAGCAAAGAATCTAGCCCCAGAAACTGGATTAGCATCGGTTATACCAAATCGAACTCTAAAAACACTATCTGATAAGTTCCCGATTGAATACGTCCATGCGCCGTTAAATGAATTTGCATAGACACCAGATGAGTTTCCTGCAACGGATGTAGAGTTATATTTAATCCTTTTTGATTTGGTTATATTATTATCAGATGTTTTACTTGCAACGGCTATTCCAACCGATGTTAATGCGCCACCGCCAAAAACAGAAATCGTGGTAGCGCCATATCCATGAGGTATCCATGCGTAAATCCCGGTGCATAAAAACTTTTGAATCTGATTTATAGAGCCGTTTGGCATCATATAATTCAGGCTTAAATCGTCGGGTGCTTCCTCTTTGCTATACAACACAACATTACCAGCAGCAGGTGGTGTTACGCTAGATTGTACTGGCAAAGTAACGGTTGTAATCGCGCCACCACCGCCAATTTCACTGGTCTTCGCATAAACTTCATAAGTATTAACCGACAGCCCGATAGCGATACGATTCTCATCAGTTATCAGATAAATTTCACCCGCATTTAATCCATTAGACGATGCAAGCGCATTAAGATTTGCGCGAGTACCGCGCTTGTTTAAAACTGTAGCCATTTAGAACGTACCACAATCAACAGTTCCAACAGCAAGCGTCACAAAGCCATTGCCGCTATCTTTTGACCATGACATTGATGTATTCATACGAATAACGCCATCCGTGCCGTCAGTTCCCCATAAATAGCCACTTGTACCACCACTAACAACTGCTACCTTTTCATCCAAGTCACTCGATGGAATGTTTAATGCGGTTTTAAAGTCATCAAATGTGATTTTTTTCTCTTTGATTCCAGTTGCGCTTGCATCATGAATCAACAACAAATCAGATACACCATCAACTGCACCAATAGCCGTTAAATCATCAATTGGTGGCACGACAGGCGCGGTAGTTGTTGCATCAAGCGCAACATGAAGCGATTGTCTGTCGGTTGTGAAATGTTGTTCACCAGCCAACATTGAAGAGGTTGGTACATTGGCTTTTAAACCGCGTTTAATTTGTATTCTAGGCATTAGTTAAACTCTCCACAGTCGATGTATTGCAATTCTAAGTTTTGACGCGCTTGCGTCTTTTTGGTTTGATTATCCAATTCTGAAAACAAATTAGTTGTTTGAAAGTAATCAGCAGGATTAACGCTATCGCCTTTTAATCCAGCAGGAATTGCTTGAACAACCGTTGAAACCAATGGTGTGACTGTAACGTTATTCTGTACCACTGAAACATCAATGATATTGTTTTCTGTTACAACAGTTATTGAAGTCATACCGAAACCGTTACCTGTGGAACAACAAGGATTTTATCTTTGTAATCTGCTACTGGTGGTAATACTGTAGATAACCCACCAGCAACACCAGATTTCTGTTGAATGTCGTAATAGTACGAACCAACAGGAATCAATGCTGTCGTTGCAGCGGGTACATAAAGTACACAGATACCACCAATCAAATCATCATTCACATTATCGCCTGCGGTTGTAACAAACTGCAACTCTGCATCGGCATCGGATAAGTCGAAAGACGATTTAAAAGTTAGCCAAAATTTGTATCCTGTAATATCTCGGGCTGCCCCCGCATTATCTTTTACTGTTAAGGTAATCGGATAATCATCGCCTGCCCTCAAATCTGGTAAATACTTTGCCATAATCAAACCAGTTAAAATTTCGTTAAAGAAATAATAGCACACAATTACAATTTTAAAAATACGGAGGATACACACAATACATATCTAAAGATATATGTATTGTATGTATTTTGTATCCAATCATACATTCGATACATTTGTATTATATGTATTGTATGTATCTTTATAAATCAATAACTTATAGCAATGGATAAATTATCATGTATTTTGAAAATGTATTTGAGTTTTTTTGGTGAAAAACCGCATTTTGTAGGTTAGATGTGTTATAATTGCGTTGCCAATTAAGGCTTAACCTATTAAAGGAAATCATCATGGATTTAATCCAAATCAAAAAAGAGTTTCGCGTAGATTCTCGCCTCTTAGCTAATCAGCTAGACACACGCCACCGCACCATCTTTGAATCAATCTTAAAATACGAAAGTGAATTATTATCTATTTCACTGCTCCCGTTTCAAACGGAGTCAGTGAAAAATGAAAATGCTCGCGGCGCAAAGATTCAAAAATATGCCTTGCTCAATGAAGACCAGTGCTATTTTGTTTTAACGCTTATGCGTAACAATGACAAAGTAGTCGCGCTCAAACTAAAACTTGTAAAGGCATTTCGTGACGCACGCAAACAAATAGCTGAACGCGATATTGCACGTTTAGAAGGTAAAAAAGTCCGTAGGAGTGAAACTGATGCAATTAAAGATTTAGTTGCTTATGCAATCGCTAACGGTTCAGAAAACGCTAAGTTTTACTATGCCAATATCACCAAGATGACTAATGATGTTTTGGGAATTGATAAAGGAATGCGTGACACGCTCGATAAACGTCAATTATCGGTTTTGGCAATGATTGAAATTGCCGTGCGTATCGCAATCAATGACGGTTTAAAAGCCGAATTGACTTACAAACAGATTTTTGCATTGTGCAAAGACAGAATAAGCGAATTATCGCCACTTTTGAAACTTAGCTAATCAGCTAGACACACGCTAAATCTAAATCCGCGCAATTCGCGTAATTAAAAAACCCGCCTAATAAGCGGGTTTTCTTTTAAAAAGCAGGTGTAATCGTTGCACCTTGTTCTAGTGGTTCATATCGAATGTAATGCCGCCATAATCCCGTGGTACTGCCATTATTCACTGTTAGTTTTAGATATCCGCGTGGCGCAATAATGCCTCTAGCATCCATTCCAACGCTTACACCACCAACTACAACATTGGGTGCATTGGATAGCGTATTGTTATCGCATATTATGCGCGTGCCAACTACTGCATTGGCTAGCGTTGCACAAAGTCCACTAATATCCGTATCACCATCTAAATCAGAATGAACGGTGTATTTAATGCGTGTACCAGTTGCATTGTTAGCACTGTAACATTCACTGGATAAAGATAAAATTTGAACGTCGCCCGTAATGTTGAAAATAACATCTTGGTCAATCATTACCCTGGATGTTGTTTTTGCTAAATAGTCTGAATTGTCACGAATTTGACGCGCCATAATTTTAACCAACCTTATGAAATGAAAGTGTACCCGTTCCAGACGCGGTTATTGCACCGATACAGCGCATATCATCTACAAACAATGTGATTACATTACCACTATACAAAATGTAGCCGTTAGAAGCTGTTACGCCTGTTGCGGTTTCATCTACACGCAAATAGCAGTCAAGCGTTGACCAAACATCGTAATA